GTGAATCTTCCATATCGATATGCCTCAGGCCATGCATGAGGTTTGAATGGCTCACTCAACCATAACTCACAGCCAACGATTGCAGCCAATTGACCGTTGTTACAGTACACCAAGTTCTTCGCGTTGTCAGGTAAGTTGTCGTATTCTTCTGTCATGCACTCATCGCCGTAGCCTGTACGTGCTTTATGCAGGAACGTACTGGTGCCGAATGGAACTTCACCAACTTCTAAGAACACGGGTTCCTGTTCTTTGCCATCGAAGTCTACCATTGTCACTGCGCAGTAGATTCTGACAGAGTCAATCTTATAGCCATCAGGAGCTGTTGTCAGAATATTAGACACAACAACATTATCACCATTATGACACTCAACTAGGTTACTCACTTCTGATGGGATAGATTCTTGGCACGCTGTTCCTTCACCGAGACACGTAACAAGAGTGTAGAAGTACTCACGCACCTCGCGAGCCATATCGAAATGAGCACCTGTCTGATGAGGCAACGGCTTGAAGTCAATTGCCTGTGCAGTCGGTGTTGTTGTCTCAGGGAAACCAAGTCTTACCCACTCATTATTACAAGCCTTAGACTTAAGGTTCTGTACTGGGTGAGGACCAAGCCCTGTTGCGACGACAATAGAGCATTCGTCTTCGATGATGTCGACTGATGCCTTACAATTATCAGACGTAATATAGCAGCAGTTATCAACGAATATATACTTGCCCGTTTTATCAGACACTTTCTTATTCGTTCTAAACGGCTTCAACGTACCATTAGATAAGTCAACGTCGAGCATCTTTGTTGCAGATGTCTCAGGAAGATTCCGCTCATGGAGACGCGGAACCAATCCAGTGAATCTTGTTAATTTCAATTCAGCCATAATCAACCACCACAGTTACAGTCAGGTGGACACTTATCAGCTAACTCAACCATGATGCGTTCTGTGATTCTTTCTGTTGGTCTATGGTTGACAGCAGCTGCCAGCCCTGTAGATTTCTCGCGCTTCTTACCACAGCATTTGTCGAGCATCTTACAATCTTCTTTACCACAACATTCACAAGTCATATCTTTCTCCAGTATTTTGATGGGTGTTCTGACTGAGGCCCTGTTCTGAAATCACGAGCCACGTCAATCTTAATTGAACTAATACCCTGGTTGAATTTCTTCTCGTACATTAGAGCCATTGTTTGGTCCGCGAAGTCGTACTTCGTCATCAGTATGCTCGCTAATGCGCCGTGCACCAATACGTCGTGATGTCTGTCATACAACAGTTTGTCTATCTCACACGTGTCCTGCGTAGGAGCTGCGTAGTAGACAATCTCAAGTGTTCCACCGTCAACCTTTGGAGGCTCGTCCAGCACTATTTTGTCTGGCGGGAAAAATCTGAAACCATCACATATACGTAACGGTTCAAAACATTTTTTGCGCTTACAACAACCATCACGTAATTCGACAGACTTCACATTGATAATCTGTTCTGAGCCCTGCTCAAGATAATAGTCAGTCACGCCGGTCTGAAGAGTAATCTTGATTGTTCGTTCGAGAAGTCTTGACTCACGAGCTATCGTGTATGCAGCTTGTCTGATGTACTCAATCGCGATTGAATCAGGAACCCCCTCTGCCACCAACGTAACGCGTGGCAGAATCTCGGCAATGTCAATAAACTCAACATCTCTCTCGTCGTTTCTAAAACAACAAAAGTCCGCTGGTGCGGACTTATTATTGCATTTAGGTCTGATACTTTGGCCACATCCGCAACCCATAATTTCCTACCTTATTTACTAATTTGTTTCTCAACTGCGCTCGCATATCCGAGATTTTCTAAGAACGCTCGGCGTCTTGCCTCAGATATTGCGCGGCTTGTTTGGCTTTCGTGCTCAGTGCCTAGTGCACGATATACTACGTAGTCGATGATACTTGAGTATTTTTGTGATACGTACCAAGGAACATCTGCCTCTAAATCAAAAGGAATTTCGCAAGGTCTAATTGCGCATGTTAAACGTGCCCAAGCATCTACACCTGGTTTCAATGGTGGGTGAACCTCAAACTTGTTTTCGCTGTTAGGTAATAGATTGAACGATTTTGGTTTGTCTGTTGCCGAACCAGTACCACAATTTTTCTTACCAAACGCCGTAGCTGCAGCAGTGTTTGTCTTACGTAACTCTTCAATTGTATTGCCATGTGCGTCTGTTAAAGCATCAACAGACAGAATTTTATCACAACAACACGGCTGCTGTAGTTCGCCCTCAGATAGTTTCACCACCATTGTTTTTTCAAATAGTGCTGGAACGAGTTGGAATAACTCCTCTAACGATTCATTGATGTAATCCGTTAGAATCTCGTCTTCAAACCGGTCTTTGTCTCGGTCGTTTATGTCGATGCGTATACGAGCGAGGACGTCCTTAAGTTTCATAGTGCTTCACCAATTAGTTGTCTAATTCAATTTCGCCGCCAGTCGCCTGACCACGTTTACCCTTAGCTGCTGCTACTGGTTCGCCGTTCTCGTCAACTTCGTGGATGTAGTCAGACTTGGAGTTTGAGCGTAACAATTTAGCTGTTACTGGGTCTGTTACATCGAACTCAATACCATTGACATGAGACGCAAATACTGATGTTGCCTTTTCCATTTTCATAATCCTTCTAAAAAGGCCCACGGTTAGGTGGGCCGATAATTATTATACGTTGTAACCGTACACTTCGAATACACGTGAGAACAAGTATTCGCCGTGCTCAGTTAAACCTTCAGCTGGAAGAGAAGTGATTTCTAATTCAATCGCGTTCACTTTGTCGGTGTAGAAACCGCCAACTGTGTTTGCATACACAACGGTTGTACGCTGTAAAGCTTTCTCATCAACAGTCACAGGGTCTGCTAATGTAGCTTCTTCAGGAGCTGCTTGAGCTGCTTTGATGCCGCGACAAACTTCGTCGTACTCAGATTTGTAGACGAAAACTTTCTCAGCATTTTGAGCACCACTTAATTCAACAGCAGGTTGAATCTTGAAGCCTAAACCAGCTACTACTTCGCGAGCATCAACTTGCACAGCTGTTACGCGTGAGTGGTTAGGGTTTAAGAAGATACGCAACTTGTCGCCAACTTTTAAATCTTCTGGGCCTTTACCGTAGCGTAAGCTTAAACGGTTCAATAAAGTTTTTAAGTCAACTTTATCACGGTAGTTGTACGCACCGTCAACACGGTTATCCGGTTGAGCTACAAATGGAAGATTTGTATCAGGGTCATGGTCTGCACAGTTACCTGATGGGCAACCGCAGCTAGCACCTAATTGTGCGCGCATTGTGTTGGTGTTTTTACCACCTGCATATAAGTTATAAATAGCCATGAGTCACGCTCCTTAGTCTAATACTACTGCAAGAACTGCAACGCTGCGACCAGAAAGAACCGCAGTGTCGAATGTATAGTTACCAATTAAGTAAATATCGTTCAACACAGTGTCCCATTCTAAATAGCGTAAATCAGATGGGCTCGCAATATGCTCTGGGTTAGCAATAATTACATACTCAACTGTACGGCCGTTTGGTAATTTACGACGCGGCATGTATAAACTTGAGTACACTTCAAAACCGAATACTGGGTGCAAGATGCCTGAGATATTCGGGTTGTTGTCTGGGCAACATAAGTTCGCACCAGTAGCTGCTTGTTCAGAACGTAAGCGTGTGTAGAAACCAGGTGATGCAACAACACGTAATTGTGATGTGCCGCACATGATACCAGCTTCCATTAACGCTAATTCAGCACGCTCTAATGCAGCAGTCGCAGAGATTTTGCCTTGGCCTTTACCAATCAATAACGGATTAGTAACAGAACCTAAGTCGATGTTGTGTGATTGTAAACCAGCTTTGTTACCTTGGTTGAATGACGCGGCTTGTGAAACAATCATACGGAAGCCGTAGCCTTCAGATAAGTTACGCAATGCTAAACCTAGCATTTTTTCGTAACCATCTTGAACTTTCTTCCAGTTATCTGCAATTGATAACGCTTCTGCACGGGAGAATTTTTTCTTGATGTCAATATCTTGGCAGATAGTGATTTCACCAGAGCGGAATGGGTTATCAGGTTCCCATGTTTCACCGTTGAATTGGTTACCAGTGAACTGACCAACTTCAATACCTTCTAAGATTGTGTAGTGCGCAACAGGTGCACGGTCTAAACCTAAGCTTTCGATTGTGTAAGCAGGGTTAGAAATTTTAGCAAGGGTTGAACAGTTAATTGCTTCAGAAATTACGATGTCTGTAACGTGGTCCGGGATATATAGACCTTCAACACCTTGATAATCTGCAGCCTTATTTTTAAATGCATAAGACATGTGTTATACCTCAATTGTTAATTTGATTCTTCGTGTCCAGCTAAGTATTCACGCAAGCCCTTTGTATCACCTCGTACTTTGAAGCGGTTCACAGCAATGTGGAATTCCTCTGATGAGACTTTCTTTTTACCATTGCTTGAAGGTCGCGAGTATGTTGGTGTGGTATTACGCGGCGGGACTGTTGGATTCGACGCAGGCTCTTCCGGAGTCTGGTTCTTAGAAGCCTTATACTCACTGATTAGGTTTGCAATGAATCCGATGCGAGATACATCGCGCTTTGCTCCAATATCGTCCATTACAGATAAAGCAGTGTTGCCGAACCAGTCGGTCTTACCGCTTGCGTATTGAATGAAGTCCTCATCAGCTCGTAATGTGTGAGCTTCTGGAATTTGACTACGTACAGAACTTGCCCATTCTTTTTCAAGTGTCTTAGCAGTCATATCCTGGAATCTCTTATCGATTTCAGCGCTGACATCAACTGGTGGGGTGGCCGGTCTTGTCTTAGCCAGAATCTTAGTTAGTAGGTCGGTTGCGTCGTCGCCAAAAGTATCGGAGAGTTGTCTCTTCTCTTCTTCAGATAGAAAGTTCTCTTTCTCTTTTTGTTGATACGCTTCAAGACGTCTACTCGCCTCTTCTAATTGTCGCTGAGCCTGCTGAGCACGTTCCTCTGCTTCTTTAGCTCGGTTCTGCGCAGTCAATGCTTCAACGGCAATACGATTTCGCTCTTCGCGCTCGGCGCGTAGTTCTTCTTGTGTTTTTGTCAAACGACCTTTCCAGGCGGCAGCATCATTAGCTTCCTTATTTGGGTCAACTTGGGTTTCAAGACCGCTCTCATCAGGTTGAGGTACAGTGGCTGGTGGTGTTTGGCCTTGAGGCTCTTCTGCTGCACGGCGAGCCGCTTCGATGCGGTCGCGTCTGAACTGTGGTACACTTGAATTTGTCATGTTAAATTTTCCTTAGTGGTTTCTATGAATTGCACTAGTATCTATAGGAACTCTCTTTTCGAGTTACCTGTTTTTTATCTTCAAATATTAGCTTAGCTAATGTCGCGATTGCATTCGCTGTCATTATATCTGCGTTTCTTACAGACTCATCTGACTCGAATCTTTGTTCGCCAAGAAGATAGTGATAGTGTGAATAAAGAAATTCTTCGAGCGCTTCTGACATCTGTTTGTCTTTTGACAGAAGCGAACGGAGTCTTTCCAATTCAGGTCTAGCATCGCGAGGATTCGCTATGCGTTCCCATAATGGAGCTTTCGTATTAGCAACGCGTGCATCCACTTTTTGCCGCCTTATGGGTTTTTGCTAATGTATTTGCAGTCATTGCCATGACAGCACGTACACGACTGGTCGAATCTTGGATGCGACCTGTATGAACTTCTTTTGCGCGGGCGAATTCTGGACTAGGTCCACCCATTGTTTTTTGACGCATATTAACTCCTAACAAGTTTTACGTTTAACAAAATCATCGTATGCTTCAACAACTGCCGTATCACCTTTCTCTGATTCATACAAGAACATGTAGTGACCAGCGTCGTCAATAATTGCAGTTGGTGATTGGTCGGTCAAAACTACTTGCTCACCACAGCGAACATAAGGCAACTGCCCAATAACAACTACATCGCCTGGCGGTTGCGGACCGACACAGCAATCCTCAGATTTTGACCATGAGTCAGACCCAGTGTTTCCGAGTCTGACCATCATAACTTTCACCTTATCACCTGGAGCTATACTCCAGGCGATTAAGCGTTTAGGGGTGTTCAATACGTCAACCACTTGGCTCGTCGTGTTGGCTTGATTTAGCTGGAACACATTACCGTTGAAGTTGCTGGCTCGTACACTCTGGGCTTCCTTGGTTTTAGGCTCAGCTTCAATTACTGAACGAACTGTTCGGATTGACATATTGACCACCTTATTGCTGTTTAATCTGACGAACGATTAAACCGATTACACCAAGACCTGTAATGAACCATGGCTTCCATTGTTCAGGTAACAAGTCTGCGATTGGTTGAACTGTTTCGTTTAAGACAGGTGTTACTACAACACCTGCTAAAACCCAGTTAGACCAAGAACGAATTGCGTCTTTGAATTTGTAAAACTGCATTTAATACTCCTACTAGTACATGATTCCGTAGCTTTGCGCCGTTTTCTTACCAGAAACGCCGTTAGCAATAATATCCGCAAGTGGTGTGTGGTCATACCAGTGCAACGTTGTAGGTGCTCCTGCAGTTGTGTTACCGGTCATAGGTGTACCATTTGCAGGTTCATGGAAACGCTGACCAATATGTAATTGGCCTTGTGTTTCGACATACACGAAATGACCACCAGCATAGTCAGTAATCACTGTACGGTCTAGGATAATCATGTTATCATAAGACCCGATGTGAACGACGCTAGCTGTTCCACATTTAATCTCACAACCGCGGAAATGGATTTTTGTGTTACCTTCTGAGAAGCCGAATGCACCAGCAATAGGTTTACCATGTGGTTCTACTACTTCAATCTTGATACCATTGAAATAGCAAAGTTTACTAAAGTTAGCTTGTAATACACCAGCAACTTGACCGTATTTTAATACATCAAATACTAGACGAAGTGTAGGTCTTTTAAGCTCTTTAGAGCGGACCCAGTTAGCTGAGTTAATAACATTTTCATTTACCACCTTATCAGCCGTAGGACCATAAGGCTCCATGGTGAACTGAACATCACCGCGAGTCATCAGTGATTTCTTCCAGTCATGTACGTCATCTTCATACAATTTGAAAAGAACCTTGTCACCATCTTTAATACGAGAGAAACCTTCAGTAATAGTTGCAAGTGGTTTATCATGAGTTCCCACGTTGTCATCACTACCCATTGAAGAGCTTACGTAGAACTTATGACTATTCTGGTCACTAACATATAAGCCATCATCAACGACCTGTAATTTGTTGTCGCTTCGTGCAGAAATCTTCGCGGCTAATGCTTTGTCGTGACCATTACCAGCAATAGTGCGCTGGTCAGCAACAACACCACCGAAGTTAGCTAACTTACCAGTAGCAGATGTACCATCGCTGTAATAATAAGTTACTGTGCCATCATTCTGGTTAGGCACAATACGAGTAATGTAACGACCTGTGCCACCTGCTTTCGCGATTGTGTCATCAATAATCTTATTGACATCGTCGTCAGATAGACCTTGCTTACGTAACGCTTCGATGGCTTCTGCAAGACCTTTATCACCAGTTTGCTGAGCTTCTTTGGCAGCTCGCAACTTAGCTTCTAAGTCTTTAATCTTACGGTAGTTACCTTCAGCTTTTGCTGCAGCCAATGCAACTTCAATGTCTTTGAGCGCATTTAACTTACCGTTGAGCTCACGAATACGAGCTTCTAAATCGTTACCTAAACGGTCGTACTTATTCTTAAGAGCTTCCTCAAGTTTCTCAACTTGTGGCTCTAAGTCTTTAACGTACACACCGTTCTTATCAGCCTTGATAGCATTATCTTTTTCAGTTGATGTATTAAGACCTAATGGGCTTTCCTTATCAATGCCACCACCTTTGAGTGTTTCATCATGAACAATCTCACGTTTCTCGAGGTTCTCGATATGTGTATCTTGCTCTTGTTGCTCTTTATTGTACTTCGTACAATCTACAAAACCTGCCATAAGGCCTCCTGTTTGTTACATATAATGTATTGTATAGAATTAAGCAGACTATGTACATAGCCTGCTTTCAAATTATTTGATAATAATATCAACTAGTGGATTATACACTGAATCAGTCGCTGTTGCTGTACTTGATACAGTAACCGTCGTGATTCGAGTTACACCATCTAAACCATCATCAACGCGTGAGTCGATGTTAATAGCACCACGTACTGTCGGCAGAGCCACGCCATTGATAGTGAACGTTGTAGCTTCACCTGCTGGAATCTCGATGCGTAGTTTCTCGGTTAACTCGATTTCTGCATCATGCAAGTAGTTGTAGTACTCTTGAGATTGCCAGAAGCCAGCATCCATTAAACCAGGACCAACTGGCTTATAAGATGTTGCATCTTGTGCGTCCACTAAGTGGATGTTCGTATTACGGCGTTCACCGACCGGATTGACGAGTACATTAAGTTCATCATAAGCGTGGTACTTGTTATCATTATTGCCACGAGCAATAGTTGATAACGGAACCCACTTAACATACTTAGAATTAGCATCTGTCACTAATTCGTGCTGTGCATGTTTCTTAGTGTTGGTTACTGTACGTTTAGATGCAATGACTGACCATACCTGGTACTTACAATCTGCGCCACCAGGTCTACCAACGATTACTGCTTGTTTTGCATCACCAGTAAACGTTAAGTTACCCGACACATTATCGAACGTGTAGTCACTAGTATCTCCGAAATACGTGGCCGGCTGATAGGTATCATTATATTGTCCATCCACCGTAACAAGATGCGCTTCATACGTCTCTGTGTTATCTGTTGATGTCAACTGTTTGATAATACCAGAGACATCACGAGCAGAGTCTGGCTCACTGTTATTTGCGTACACTACTAGACTTGAAATACCCTTTAAGTTGATAGTAATGCCATTCAGTGTTGATGCACTGGTGATGACGTTGTAGTCAGTGATTCCGCCGCTCTCTAACACACTAGTTGCACTTTGGCGTGAACCATATAGACGCTGACCATTATAGGTCGCTTCTACTAATGGACACTCTTCAGTGTAGGTTCCTTCAGATTCACCAGTCACAACTTTTGCTTTACGCGGAAGAGCAATTGATGCAGTGTTGTTTGATGATGCAGTGTCACCATCTAATGCAACAGTAGCTGTCGCGAACGTTGGTCCATTGTGGCGTACTTTAAACGTGAAGCTCTCATTCGAGCTTGCAGCCACATTAAGAGTACGTTCTGCTGCCTGGTCGATTTCTCCACCAGTGCCAATGGTCAACGCTACACCTTGAGCTTCTTCTGCCATTGTGTTCGTTACAACAACGCGGACTGTAGATTCTGTTGTGTCTCCGTTAAGCTCAGAACCAACGAGCTCAAGTGAGACACCAACATCTTTAAATAGTGGTGCCTTGTACTTGGCTTTGTACACGTTACCTTCGGCATCTACAGCAACAATTGTCGAGCCATCAACAAACTGTTTCTCCTCAAGAGATTCCGTGTCAAAACCTTCACCACCAATAATTTCGAGTTTACCTTCATCGTTATATATGATAGTACTACCATCGACATAATCTGTAAGGTCTACATCGTATCGTGTTTGAGCTTCATTCGCTTTGAAGCCGCGTCCCATGTTTTCAGGGATTACTACAGGTTTCTTAATCATTTAATAATTCCTTATAGATGGTCAAGCACTAGACTAGGAGTAGATGGGACACTAGGAATGATATTATCACTTCCACTGTACTCAACAACTTCCAACTTATATCGGTCATAATCAACACTGCTCACGGCGCCATCTTTTGAATACACATAACCCATGTCATATAATTTTGCTGGAACAGACGCATACATCTCTCCTGCTGGTATAGTTGCTTGGTATACATCATTGAATAGCTCAACGTCGTTATTAGTCTTAGCATGAACTACGAGACGGAGCGTGATAGGTGCATCAGTAGGACGCGAGAGTGTAAACACAACATTACTTGCACTACCGAGTGGGTTGAAGCTATCTATTAGGCTACTGCCATCATAACCACTTTCACGACTTGAGCTTTTCAGTCTTGCCTCAACGACAGGCTTAGGTTTAGGTTTAGGCTCATCGGAAGGTTTGTCTTCTTTCTCTTCCTTCTCGCATGTCTCAGCGAAGACGTAGCCAACTTCGACCTTACCGAACGCATCAGTGAGTAAAATGCCAGGGCATTTTTGTGCCTGTACTTTTACTTCAGAGCCATCTTCTTTAGTGATTACTAAAGTGCCGTCTGTGACTGTTGCGTCCTTAAGTTTTGAACTACCTACGCCGTCTTCACCTTTATCACCTTTCGGTCCTTTCAATGATTCTAAGAAGTCATTGACGGACCCTGCATTTCCGTTGTCTAACCAGATTTGGTAGGCAGATTTTCCGTCTACACCGTCAACGCCGTCTTCACCAGTATCACCTTTAGGACCTTGAGGACCAACTTCGCCAGTATCACCTTTAGGACCTACCTCACCAGTATCGCCTTTAGGACCTTGTGGGCCTTGTGGACCTACCTCACCAGTATCACCTTTGTCACCTTTAGGACCTGCTTCGCCAGTATCGCCTTTATCACCTTTAGCTGCAGCGGCTCCATCTAAGCCCTTAGGACCTTGCGGACCAGTGTCGCCTTTAGGACCTTGAGGACCAGTGTCACCTTTATCACCCTTGTCACCTTTAGGACCAGGTTGCGGGTCTGCACCTTGACCAAGAATCTCCGGGTTAACGTGGACTTTCTTTGTCTCTTTGTTAACCGCGAAGTCATCGGACAGATTATGAGCGACCAAGTAATTTAACACAGAACCAACAATAGCTTCAGGCAAACCGGCTTCAGAAATTGGAACTAATTTTTTAGTCATTACTTAACCCTTAATTTTATCACCGAAAATATCGGCATACTTCATATCAGATTCTACAATAACTGTCTTACCAGCTTGAGAACCACCTTTTGCCTCGTTATTTCCGCCGCAACCGCACTCGCTCTGGTAAGCAACCATTTGAGCTGCTGCGTTGGAGTTGTTAATCGCAAAGCCAATAACAACTAAACCTTCCTCTGTGCAAGCACGCACTGGAATAGTATGTCCTGGTCCTGCTTCAGGATAAATATAACCGCGGATGTTGTCATCACAGTCTTTTACCTCAACAGTAGCTGCTGGGTCTTTATGGTCATAAGGACTAAACATCCAAGCCATCTTCACGAACTTAGGACCATCACATACTGAGTCTTCAAGCATTGGAAGTGGTTCTGTCGGGTCGTCGTGACAAGCACAACCACATGGGTCAATGCCTAACTCAGCAGGACTTGGACAGCAACCTTGTTCGATTTCTTCTGCCTCAATCACAACGTCCATTGCTGATACGTTCTTCAATGATGGCTGGTAGATACCGGGTCTGTTGATGATAATTGTGTTACGGCATTTTGAAAGTGATGGTTTGCATGCACCAATCATGTAGTCACTCGCGCGACCTACTTTCAACTCAGATGGTGGAATAATGCTACAACCCTTTCTCGCAAACGTTTTGCGGTCTGCGTCGTATTGAATTTTCAAAAAGGTTACGCAGTCACCGTCGCCTAAACCGTATGCAGTAATCTGCACTGGGTCTGTGACGACAATAGCGGAGACTTCAGGCGAACCTTTCTTGGTTAATACCTCAGCCATCATTTACCTCCGGTTGCTAATTTAACAATGGCACTCACTACTTCTTGAATTCCTTCGTAGCTGATACCCTTGCGCGGGACGATTTGAATAGGTTGTCCCCACCATAAAACCTTATAGCCGTTAGACTTACCACCTTCTGTGAAGATGACTTCGTCCTTGGCATCAGCAAAGCGAATATGACAAACACCCGTGCTGACATGCGTTACAGTTCCCCAACCATAACGGTCATGCCACAAGCGGTCACCCACATTTACTGAATCTCCGTCGATTCTCATATTGAGCTCCTACTTATTCATTTGTCGCAAGCTGCGACCATCAAGAACACCTTTGTCTGTAACAGCTGTGTTCAACTCAAATTGAGCGGCTGCATTCGGCATGTAGTTATCGACAGGCAACCCCATGCTGTCTAGATAATCTCGGATTGCACCAGAATACAATTCGTCTGGAACAACACCCTGCTCTCTCAACGCCCCAAGCTGAGGAACAACACCAGCTAACGCTTTCGCTTTATCAACTTCTGCTTTGAGACCTAGCAATCCAGTTGCTTGGACCTTAGCATCAGCTTTGATTTCATCGTCACCACTCACCATGTTTCTTGAATAGAGCAACATGATTAGAGGTCTGATAATAAATTCATCTATATTTGACGCACAGTTCTCTAAACCAAGCACTGCGTTGTCGTTAATGAGCGCCAAGCCTCCGAGCGTACGACCGGCTCCTCGTAAACCTGTGTCTCCGTTCAAGAACGCAGGAAGACCACACTCATCATCTGCCAGACGAATCTGGTTCTGTAATAAGTTAAACTGCATAAGGAACGTCGGTTGAACCTGGTGCATACGCACAGGAACTACTGAGTGGTCCTTAGGTGAAGAATAATATTTGCTATACGGTCTGAACGAAACATCACCAACATGGTCGAACGCATTTGAGTTTACCTCAAACGAAGGACCCGATGAATATTCTGAGTTCGCCAACATCGCATACTGGATTCTGTTTACGACTAACTGTCTGTCATAAACCATCATGCCAACAGAAATACCATAAGGACTTCCTGCTACCCGTTTATAGTTCGCCGAATAATACGTGCGCTCACCTAATGGGTGATTAACAATCTGGCAGCGAATAACGCGACGGTCAATAACTTCAATGTCTGCGACGAAGTACTTGTTGAAGTCTTTCTCTTTGACATTGCAGCCATAATTGCAGAGTTCCATACCAGAAACTAATGTCTGACATTTTAATACTGTGAATAAGTTCTCATCAGTTTCTACTGAGCTTCCTGATTCATCAACAACTCCTGCCCAGTTTCCGATACAGTTATCGATGACATCTAAAATCGCGTCATCTATGTAACCAAGCTTTTTGTTACCAACGAAGTCTAACATTTCATCTCGGCTGCGCTGCATGAGTTCAATAATGAATTCACCGTCTTGCGCAGATGTTGCGTCAGGAGCAAAGTAGATATTTTGCGGACTCACTCGTCTGAATGTTGGTTTAGCAATTCGTTCTCTCACATATTTATTACCAGCCCACTTCGTATTCTCTACTACCTCGTTATCATAAGCGATAACTGCATAAGGATATAACGCGAGGTCGTATAATAAATCTGTCATTGCTTTCGAGTATGATGCTTCCACTAACTGGTCTGTAATTTTCTTTTTCATCTTGCCAGTTGCGGTCGTAGCAAGTTTCATCTCTTCATTGCGTTGAAGTTCCTTAGATTCTTTCGCAATCTTCGTGACGTAGTTCGCAATCACTGGATTGATGAAACCGTTCTGAATAATAGCCTGATGAGGAATTCCTGCTTCCTGTAGCTTCAATGCGAGATTCATCTTCACAATTTCGAAAGCCTTATCAGACAGTTTCTTCGAGAGCTCAACAATGGGAGTCGGCTCGATATTGAAAGGAACTCTGTCACCGTTACCTACGAATTTCGAACGTAAGTATGATGCTGTCATGTTTGATTTAATTTGCACGAGACCAAAATAAGATGACATACCAGGTCGTGCTTCTAATTCTTCTCTCTCGTGTATCTTATGATATGCCTGATATAAAAGAGAAAACCAGAGCTCCACAGATTTCCCCATTACCATTGACTGGGTTCTATGCGCTCTGGCTCTATTGAACTGGTCTACGACTAAAGTAGCGAGACCATCGTAGATGTTATCGAGTTCTTCTTCAGGAAGAGTGACATTAGACTCGGACATTTATTACGCTCCCACTATTTAATCTCGATTTTGTTACTGATTGGCCGGTCATTGCTCCGCGGCCTCTTATGTTCTGCAAGTAGAACGTCATTGCGATGGCGTCCGCAATATCAGGAGAACGTTTCATTCCAGATTTGCTCTGCAACTTGAACCGGTCCCGACTATCATACTGATAGCTCAACATCATCAAGTCACCTTGGACCACGTCTGAGTCTGGTATCGACACCTCGTCTTGTAACCACTCAGCCATGCGCCACCACATTTCAGCCCGCTTATTATAGAACGCTTCTGGCTTATCGGCTTGCGCTGAAGCAACTGCTTCATGACACACAGACCCATAACCCATTTGAACAAGGCGGTCATAGACACCAGCTCCGAGACCCACAACGTCGACCATAAATGCATCGAGGTCATACAAGTCAATCAACTCTGCGCAGCGCTGGGCTATGACCATTGTATCGTCAATCTTCGTACGAACAATCTTGAGGACCTTGCGGCCTTGACGAATCACGATTGCTGTGTGGTCTTTACCCTTACGAGCCGGGTCACAAGCCCCTATAATTGGTCCCACAGCTTCAACGTCATCACGCTGACGAGCTGCAAGAACATCTTTCGCCTCGATGAAACTCTCATTTGCCGATTGGAAAGCTTCTAATGGAGATGCTGGGTATTGCTCTCGAAATAACGCAAGACGTCGCGCCTCGCTTCCTTTGAACGACTTAATCTTCGACTGCCGCCACGCGAGCTGCTCGTCTGTTAAACCATAAAGCTCTTGGTACTCACGTTCTTCTTGCGTGAACTCTTTGCCTGTTGGGTCCACCACATACTCTTTCATCATGAACCAAGGATAGAACACCGGCTCATACTCGTTCTCACCACGGACCGCTGCTTCCCATGTCTCATGGAAATAGTCACCGAATCCGTTCGCAGTACTCTCAAGGAATACCATGGTTCCCTTACCATTAGGAATTGCTTGGAGAACACCGGCAATCATATCCTCTTGGTTTCTGGAGCGCGACACCTCAGACCAATGCAGAATCTGTACAGTAGAACCGTGGCCTGCGTTTCTAGAACCTGACGTTGCAGTTCTAAACGCTGAGTCAATGCCACTGAAGTTCATCAAGCTCGTGCTGTCTCGCGTCGCCTTCGGTTTGAAGGCATCCCAGCAGTTGTCGTGGTAACGCTTGGTGATTTCAAAGAGCTCTTGTGTCTGTTGGTCTAAGTGGGTGAGAACGAGTGTCTTCACACCTTTATTGCGGGTGGTATACCAGTAGGCAAGTGCTTCAATCAAAGTACTAATCCCCATCTGACGTGCTTTCAAGATAATGAACCGAGCTTTGCCGGTCTCGGCCATCTGTCTTTCGTAACGTCTGACAAAGTCTTGTTGTGCTTCATTTAGCACAAAAGGTTGAATGCCATCAACCTTAGTACGAATCTTTAAACAATCACTTGCGAAGCGTTGGAAGTCATGTTGGTAAACTCGACGAAGCTCCGCTACCTGTTGGGCAACTTCATTCTTGGTCATCTTGTTTCTTACCTGACTTCACGCCTTTCAAAAATTCTTCGAAGTCATCAACACCTTTCAACGCCGTATTATCTGTGCTTGCGCCAAGTGCTAGGCGGGATACGGCTTGGATGTTCTTAAGTGCAACTGCGCACGACTGAATTTCTACTGGCTTGGTTACTGATGGTAGGACCTCACGAATCTTCTTACCGATTAGCATCGAGATTTCAAGATGCATCTGGTTGTGCTCTTGCAATGCATCTTCCATTTCCTCATGGAATCTGTCTGCAACAGCTTCAATTCGTTGGTTGTGGAATTCCACGCGCTGGTCGTCCCAGCGTTCGCGAAGGCGAATCACATCAATTGCAGCAGCTCCTGATGCAATGTACTTGGCCTTGAAGTCCTGCCAAGAAATTGTAGATGTGACGTACAAAGTGCGTAGACGCTTAACGTCTATTTCGAGGTCTGGGCGGTCCTGTAGTTGGAGTGCATCACTACTCATTCTACCGGCTAAGTCCTCAGGTGTTTCGTCAGGCACGGTGCCGGCCGATACTTCCTTAACTACCTGAGGGTCTGTTCCGTAATCAATCTGACGTTGCATCTGATTACCACGCATAGCTTTGACTTGTACGTCTCGTTTGCGCGCTGCCTTGGTGCCGGCCAAGTCCTTCGAATTCTCGACTGCGCGTCCTAAGTGTGATAATTTTTCAGATGTCTTCGTCATAATGTTAACCTAATGAATACCCGATGATGATACCTAATGCAAGGCCTACCCATACACGAAATCCTAGGCAGCATGGACAGTCAGTGCCATACGCGACCAACTGACTCATGTAGCGCACAGGTTTCAAGAACCATGGAAGGTCTTCCCAAATCTGTTTACATGCTTTCATTTCTGTGAATCCTGATGGACTTAGCCGGGACGAACACCGCGTGGTGCAGTGAACATCCTGGCTTAAGTTGGCTCTGGGACGAGGACTGCCACGTTCGTGTACTGGCTGTTCAGTATCAAAACCTACTCGTGTTCCACCTACTTGTGACCGATGACATGGTCCCAGAATTCGGTTGAGAACCAGGTTTTCCTAGTTCTCGAATCTTGTGACGCTCAGCATGCCTGGTACTTGGCGACCTAGACAGGCTGACAACTGGAGTGACGCTTCATCCGGCAACTGAGCATCTTGTGGGTATTATACTAAGTTTTTTGAAAAGTAAACACTATAATAATTTTTGTTGATATTATTGTAGTGACTGTGTTTCCTTGTTGCCTTGTTTGGTTAGTTTCCTTGTTTGGTTGTTAACCTGGCAGCCTTGCCTCGTGGCGGCGTTGCGGGAGTAGAATAAATATCCGAAATTAGGCAGAATCTTTTAGTTTCTCAATTTTTCTGTTTGAAGATTATGCAGGTGGTAATCTAAACTGTTGTTTCTAAACGGGTTTTCCCCTATTAGTTTCATAGTTTCATTCTATTCCTTAAATAGGAGGATTAGGATTAGGTAGTAATAATATATATAGAGTAACTGTAATAGAAAGCATAGAGAAATCTAAAAGAATAAGGAGATTCATCTTCTGATTTTTTTTACATAAGTCGTTGATTTAAAAAGAGTTTCATTTTTAATTGGTTGATTTTTGTACAAGTTACTCCGAATTTCAATGCTACACCTTTTGATTTTCTAATTAAAAAACAGAAAAAATGATTTTACAAGTTAGTTGATTTAATATATTATTGCTACCGAATTCATGAAACTGGTTTAATAAAGAGGACACTACTACTCTAAATTAAATCTTAATTTTACTCGACACTATGGAGAACCAAAAAATGTCAAAAAAGGTAGAAACAATTTCTAAAGAAACTGTAACCAAAGGATTGTCAGACGCAATTATGGCAGCGTCGGCAACATTCTCACGCGCACATCGAGCTGCAATGTATTATGCATTTGTACCATTTTCTGAAAGTCTAGACTTAGACTTAGACCTGGAATTTCTATTAGAAGACCGTCGCGTTGGGTCACTCGCAGCAGGACGCCCCAATGACACTTATATAGCTTATTGGCCGGTGCACCAGAAAATTTTTAAAGGCTCGCTAAGTGAAATATCTAACGAAATTGGTTGCAGCGTACAGGTTCTTTATAAACATAGAAATAAGGCATACTCTGATGGTCAAGACGCATTCCTTAAACGTAATGGTCAGACTAGTGAATTTGTTGAAATTAGACAGGTTACAGAAGAGAACACTGAAGACATGATTATGTCTTTATATAATAAGAAGAGACAAGAACTTATTGCGCGCGCAAATCGCAAATTTAATGAAGATGGCTCATACTAATTAGAGGTTTATTATGGCAACAGAGAAAAAGGTGAAAGTTAAGACTGCTTCACCACCAGCTGACCCTGTTGAATTGTTCAAGGCAAAATTAGCTGAGTCAGGTCTTGATGAAGACGATGCTGAGAGTCTGGGATTAGAACTTGTTTCTGCAGAGGAGACAGCTGCGTTTGGGAAAAATTTTATTCCGTGCGCATCGATGAAATTTCCTTATATGGATAAACTCGGACTTGAAACATCCGACATTGCAAATGGGGAGCCGTACTTCCGCGTGCGCTATTTAGGTGACTACGAAAGAATCTACCGTCAGGTCAGAGGTGAGAACGGAAATAAAAAACCGCCGAAATATATGCAGAAGTCTCAAACACTTCCTATGGCGTACTTCCCGCATATTGGTGATGTAGACTGGTTAGCAATTTCTGAAGATGTGACTGAACCTATTATTATTACTGAAGGGGAACTGAAAGCTGCTAAGGCTACTAAAGAGGGATTTCCTACTATCGGTCTTGGTGGAGTATCATCATGGCGTTCAGTGAAACACGGGATTGAGATGCTTGATGGCTTGAAAGAAATCAACTGGCAGAGACGGCATACTTACATAGTGTTCGATTCTGACTATAAGACGAATCCTGCAGTTTGCTCAGAACTACATAAGTTAGCTGAATATCTAGATTATCTCGGGGCATTCGTTTATATCGTTACTCTTCCTCTTGCTATAACAGGGCATGAAGGAAAGGTAGGTCTTGATGACTTCCTAGTTAAAGAACAGGGCGCAAATGCCAAATTCATGCAGCTATTAAAAACAGCTGAACCATTGGGATTCGCACGCGCGCTATTTGAATTCGGCAATAAATATGCATATATTGATGACCCAGGAATTGTAGTTGATATAAAGACTGGACGAAAAATTTCTGTTGATGTATTTAAAGGACATCTCGCTGCACCGTCACAGTATATGAAAGGGGTGTTAGCAAAAGATGGCAGCATAAAATATCAACCAGTTAAGGCAGCAGCAGAATGGGTTAGTTGGCCACTCAGACGGGGTGCTGACCAAATGATTTACTCTCCTGGCAATGATAGATTCTTCGACAGAAAATTTAACACATGGACAGGTTGGGGAGTTGAACCAGCTGAGGGAGATATTTCTCCGTTCATCGAATTGCTCGACCATCTATTCACTGATACAGAAGAAGGTGCCCGCAAATGGTTCGAACAATGGTTAGCTTATCCATTACAAAATCCAGGTGTTAAGATGTTTAGCTCAGCAGTAATTCACGGTGTTTTCCACGGGACTGGTAAATCACTATTGGGCTATACGATGGGAGAAATCTACGGGAAGAACTTCACAGAAATAGCCGGACAAGACCTCCACGCATCATTCAATGATTGGGCTGAAGGAAAACAGTTTATCATGGGTGATGATGTGACAGGTTCTGATAAACGGGCAGACGCAGACTTCTTGAAGAAACTTATTACCCAGAAAGAGTTACGCGTGAACGTGAAATATCTCCCAGCATATACGGTCAAGGATTGTATTAACTATTTCTTCACCGCGAACCATCCTGACTCGTTCTTCTTAGAGGATAATGATAGACGGTTCTTCATTCATGAGGTAGTTGTAGGTCCATTGGGGAATGAATTTTATCAGCGATATGATGCGTGGTTAAAAGAAGGTGGAGCGAGATTCGTGTTCAACTACTTATTGAATTTGGATGTGTCTGACTTCAAACCATTTGCTCCAGCGTTCATGACTCAAGCTAAACAACGAATGATTGAGAACGTGAGAAGTGATTTAGGTTCATGGGTTCGTCAGTTGAAGACAAACGCAGACTTCATAATGGACAACTCACTCGTGAAATTCCCTGGAAAAGATTTGTTGACAACGCAACAGATTCTTGTTATGTATGACCCAGACAGACAAGGTCGCGTTACAGCGAATGGAATGGGCCGTGAATTATCGAAAGCTGGATTCAGACAAGTCTATGATGGCAGACAGATTAAATTAGCTGATGGCTCGTATAATCGTTATTATATCGTCCGCAACCTTGAGAAATGGATTCATGCTGGACTGCCAGAAATTAAGGACCACTTAGAAGGTGGAAATAAAAAGGAGGAGAAAAAAAATTCCAAAAAGTATTAAATAATTGTTTACTATAGGAACAGCTGTGATAAAATATAACTGTTCCGTAACTTGGAACACTTTGTTTTTAATAATTTATTTAACCAAAAACTCTGTGGACGGGGTTGAGACGTAGTGACCAACCCTATTTTTAAACAAATTAAATCGAGGTGACATTATGTCTATTTTAAAAGACCCTAAAGTAGTTGAGAAAATCGAAGCTGAACGCACGAAAGCTGAAGTTAAAGGCCGCAAAGAAGCTGAGAAAGAATTCAAAGCTAAAAGCAAACAAGTAACTGAAGCAATCAAAGGTACAGCTGCTGGTGTTAAAGCCGCAATCACTGATAAAGCGTTAGCGAAAGAAGTTGCTGAACTTTTCAAAAAATTACTGGCTGATGTTAAAAACATCTAATTAAAAATCCAGTATTGACGTATAGAGACCCAGTCACAAGTTGATTGGGTTTTCTTTTTCCCGCAAAGTAAACTCTTCACTGGTGAAATCCTAAAAATTATACCTGCCCTAAAATTCACTTTTTCTGTTTCCAAAAGAATTCGCGTGGTCATCAGCAATCTCTTCAAGGCGATTTCGAATTTCCCATAACCGACAACCAAAATGCTAAATATGAAAACCGCCTGGCGCAAAGAATCCAGGTGGTCATACCCACCCTCCCACGCCCGCCCAGCCGCCACGTATGCACCCGCCTGGCCGTACACACCTGTACGCTACGCACCTGCCCGCCACGCACCCAGGCGCGACGCCCATGGGAGTACGCACCCGTGCATTACGTGTCCAGGTGCCCATGTGGCCAGGCGCCCACGTTCTTTATCCGCACGGGAAGACTTGGAAAAAATTTTTAAAAACTAGTTTACAAAATATTTTTTACTTGTTACTATTCTCAACGTCAAAACAAAACGACAAAACAAAAATAAATTTTAAAATATATTTACAAAGTTTTTAAAATATGTTTTAATAAAACCAACTTAAACACACGGAGAAAAAATTATGTATTTAGTTTGTTTATCTACAGAAAATGATAAGTATGAAATTGGTGAAGTCGAGTCACTAAACGACTTGGGAACTTTGAACTTGGAAACGTGGGTGGAAAACTGGAAGTCAGAAAACCCGGAGGAAGAAATTTACTCAGTCGAGATTCTTAACATATAGTAAACAATGGGATTTACTCCATGGAGATTATTAACATGGAGTAAATAATCATGTCGCCTGGCGCCAGGTACAAAGTACCACGTAACAAAATCACTAATGAAATCAAGTACCTAGCAACCTAGTACCAGGTACCAGGTAAAAATTAACAAAAAATTTACATTAACCCCACAGGAGGGACTATGACAATACTAGAACAATTGATTTCCGCATGGAATGAATTCGCAACAGAAAATTCATACCCGGAAATTATATACGAAAATGAATCATTAGAATCTGTTATCCAGCAGGTTTTCGGTGAAAGTCTGACTACACGAGACGCAGTTAATTTAGTCAGAATGTATGACGACGGTTCATACATGCCAGGACACCGCTGGTGGTGGATTCAGTCAGACGGAAACCTTGGTGGATGTTTTACCGCCCGCGCCCTACCGATTGACTTTACAGAACTCAATAAATGGTGTATCGAAAACGGTATGTCCACACCGTGGACGGAAGATGTGGAATTAGAATAATAGTAGACCCGTCGCATTGGGTGGCGGGTGGAATATAAACAATGTGAACAATGAGGAACTTAAAATGGAAATTGTAACTTTAGAATATGTTGTCAAATATGGTGACAAGAAAGAATGCGTTGTCTTATACTTCAAAGACAAAGAGTCAGCCGAGAAGTACAAGAAGGAGAATCTTGAAGACGACCCGAATATCATACTTGAAGATGACGCGATTGGGATTAGTTATTATTATCACGATGACTGGTATAATGAAATAAACGAGATGGCTGTCGATAAGGCGTGGTCGAGATTGGATCCTCCTGTCGCGCCTGGCACCGAGCGCGTGGTGGAACGTGTCGTGGAGAAAGTTGTAGAACCGAGTTTCTATCGTGTGAGATACTATGACCACATCAATGCGTATACGTGTAAGATATTACGCTCTGAAGATGAATTAAAAGACTATATGGTGCAGGCGCTTAAAATAACAGCGAAACCTATTGAGGTCACATACATGAGTCTTGACAGAGTAATTGAGGCACTCGAAAATGCGTAAGGTGAAAATGGAGCATCGAACAGGGTATCTAATCGAGCTATACGTCTCACATCTAGGAAGCGAAGCCGAGATATACGCGAATGGAAACCTGCAACATACCATCACAGGCGAAAACGTACTAGACCGCGCAATGCGTCAGTATGACAGAACTGTTGACTACCTAGATGCCTTGATGGAATTGCCTGAGTATAAGAAAGGACTCAAGAAGATTTAGTTTAACAAAGGGGCCAAGTGCCTGGCCTCTTGATTAAGTTAAATCAGAACAGGAGAACAGACCATGACAATTCGTAAAACAATCCAGTATGGTAAAGCATACAAATTCGTGGACCACGCAGCGGAGCATAACCCGTTCGCAAACCTTGAAGGCACGGTGCTGAGTGCCGAGGCGCTCGATATGTATTTCGGAGAGCCTAATCACATGGGATTCGGTGTCGAAGGGAGTATCATTAAGCGCCTCGGATGGGCAATCCCGATTCTTGGACTTACCACGTACGTTGTGAAATTAGTACACCAGGGTTGGCATGAGTATGTGTCTCCGAATAAAACATACTTGCGCCGTAAGTTAGGCTCGCATAACATTATTAAAATTGTGGAGGTGAAATAATGAACAGCTTGCAAATGGTATTCTTTAAGGTGATGGTTGGAGACGTAATGTCTGCAGTGTTCGCAGATGAAAAGCAGGCCGTTGACCACGCGAAGAAGGTGAAGGGCGAAGTGCAACGCGCTCAGTCAATTAAGATTGCGAAAATTTTTAACCTGTGGTCATAAATACCTATTTACAAACAATGTAAAACAATGTAGAATGATTCCATCTTAACAACAACTGGAGAAAAAGATGATTACATATATTTATTTCAACCATTTAGATGGCGATGAGGATGTACTGCTCGCTGCGAATGAAGAACAAAAACAAGAGTGTATCGCAATGCTGAACACAATGGGATTAGAGATTACGCACATTTGCGAAGACGAACCTGATATGGTCGCGTTCTGTGCGGAATCAAATGGCAATGTTATGAGTCGTTATTATTAAGAAGGAATATCAAAATGAGTAAGAATGTAATTGCAGTAGTTCGTAAGTCAGAAGAAGGCCCACGCGTGATGTGTACGTTTAACAACTATAAAGACGCTGGTGAGTGGATTGACAGCCGATATAGAACTGCAGACTACCACGTGGTCCCTTGCGAAATGCAAATCGTGACAGACAGCCCAGTGCCGGTGAAAGGTGTTCAGTTCATGACGGTGTTATATGATAACCACCTTGGGAAAGGGACATTGGCAATACGTTGTACGATTGATGAGATGGCACCGACCAGCTTATCATGGATGAAGGCCTGCGTGAAGACTGTCCATGTTCCTGTCGTGTACAAATTCGAGGAGAAGAACGTATGATTTACTGCCTACAAATAGGACAACGCGTTAAGCTCGCAAATGGAATGATTGCTGAAATCACAGACATCGACACGAAGACTGATTATCTCTACCCGCTCACCGGTGAGGTGAGCATTGATGGAGGATTCAAGCGACAGATGTTGTGGACGAAGACCGGACATTATTATACGTCAGAGCATCCGAGTCCAAGAGACATCGAGGAGGTGGTGAGTGGTTAGTGTATTATACTCATTCGTTCTCACGGTGTATATGATTCTCTTGGTGCCGGTGAGAATACCAATCGCTCTTTATTATATGACAGTCAGACTTATTGAGGAGAACAAAGATGTACGGATTCGGTGACCCAGAAACTTGGGGAGATCATTCATACGAGCAAAGTCGTTATGAGATTGCGTATGAGAAAACGGACGAAGAACAATGCGCCAAGCTCAAGGATGCATTGAAAGACTTCCCAGATGAATTCGTTGACCTGATTATTGAGTCAGACGCTTGGCATAATCACATTGAAGGGCTCGTCACGGAGCGAGAATAATGTATAGAAATCAAGCACTTATAAACTTGATGCGGGACCTGTGCCAGGACTGTTTGAACAGAGCACACAGGCTTAAGACAGATGAGGCACGCGCCTTCATGAAAAGAGTGGTGGCAGAGATGCGAGTCCTGTCGCAACTCAAGGTTGAGAAGACTGCCCGCATCGAACGGATAACACACAACGAACGTGACTTTCGGAGGCGGTATATTAAAGTTCTTCTAGACACACTTGACTTCTATCAAGGTATGTATTACGCGAATTTCCGAATACCAAGACCTGAGGCAAAGAGAGTGTACAGACAATTTTGGCACATGAGAAACAAGATAAAGACTTATGACAAATATAAGTCAGAAAATTTATAAATACCTATTTACAATCTGAGTTATTAGTTGTACAATGCACTCAGATTAAACAACACGAGGACATTATTATGGCTAATACAAGACAATTCAAAACACGCGATTCCGCTACAGCATTCATGCGTAAACACGGAGTCACTAAAGAATACTACAACAACTTCCTAACGACAGACACAGTGGGTGGCAAGCCTATCTTTGTGGTTGATGTAGATGATATGGAAACGTTCATCGACCTTAAGAAAATGGACGACCAGCAAGGGACCAACTGTGCTGACGGCAATTACAGCAAGGAAGATAAGGACGGGAACATCACACAAGGTGAGTACTACAATGAAGATGAGAAACCTACGAAGAAAGCAGAACAAGTCAAAGAACAACCGGAGAAGACTTCTGACTTGGGTAAAACTGAACTCGGCAAACGCCTGCGTGAGCGAGTTGAAGCAGGTAAGAAACCAACAGTCGTGAAAGAAAATCGTAAACGATTTAAACCAACCAAAGCGCAAAAAGCAGTTAATGCTGGACTTGCTACCGCAAATGCCCGCAGAAAAACACGTGGGATTGCTAATGCCCCAGCGACTATTGGTATTCTGAAGCAATATCCTGATGTGCCGACGAAGTCAATCCGTGCAACATGTCTTTACTTAATCCTTGAAGGATTAGACAATCAAACAGTATTCGGCGCGATGAAAGAAATTTTTGGTGAGGAAGTTTGTAAAAATAAAAAAGGCTATCCTCAATATTATAGAAACGAGCTCATCAAAGCTAAACAGCTGGATGAGAAAGGCAAAGTCAAAAAATAGGAGAACGACCATGGCTAAAGTTTATCGTGTAACAGTACAACCGCAAGGCGAAGTATTGCGATTCAAAATCGCTCGCACTCAGGCGGAGTCCAAAGAATTCCGCAATGAATTGATGGCAGACTTCGCGTGTAAGAAATCAGACATCACGATTGAAGAGCTCGAGCTTCCAATCACTAAAAATGAGTTAGTATTTGAAATTAACTCGATGCTCACAGAAACGTACGAAGCCGCTGTGCGCAACGTGTCAGGTGAGTAGTATGAAGGTTCTACTATCAGCAATCACCGAGTCAATGTTATTGACCGAGCGCGAGGCACGCAAGAACATTAAGAAGAATTTCGAAGATGTTCCTCGTGCCGAGTGGAAAGAGATTATTGAAGACGTATATGGTCTTCAGTATGACCGAACAATTGAACGGGAAATCCTTGAGGTTATGGAGGAAGATTTAGATGGCAATGAACTTGAGTGATGCACTCAAACTGCTAGGCATCTATAGTGATTACTATAACAACAAGCCGTCATACAGTGAATTGAAGCGTATGAGACGCGACGACTTAATCAAGCACCACCCAGACCGTGGTGGTGATACAGATAAGTTCACCGAAGTGTCGATGGCTTGGGATAGAGTCATGCAGCATGAGGCTGACAAAGAGATAGCAAGGCTAAATCAGTGCCAAGACTGTGAAGGAACAGGTTGGGTTGAAGTTAAATCAGCATTCGGTATACAGAAAGCCAAGTGCAAGAAATGTGAGGGGACAGGAAGAAATGACAGAGCATCCGGTAGAAGACGCAGTTGGGCACTATAAGCCAGAGGGAACTTTACTCCTCATAGCAGGAATAGTTAATGCGTTCCCGTCGCGTAACGTGCCTTCATACTTCATCGTGGGTTTCCCTCTATTAGATGATGGTAAGATTAACTACGTTGCAATGGCCACTAAGTCTGGTCACAAGACAATGATAGTAATGGTTCCAACAACTGGTGCTGCTATTCCTACCGAGTATGACCCAAGTGAGTTCATGCGAATGTACGGAGAACAACACCTGAATTGGAAACCGCAATGGGCCAAGCACATAGCTGAAATCACTGAGGGTTGTATATACAATGTATTTGGTGAGGACCTTATGCTTGACAGCATTCAAATGATTCCGTCTCCAACAGATGGAAAGGTGTGTTGCAGATTAGACTTTACGCGAGGTATTATTAATGTCTAGACTTACAAGAGTAGTCAAAGAAGAGATTGCAAAAGAGATATTGAAAGGCTTTAAATTAAAAACTCCAGAAGAATTCGCGAAGGAAATAGAGACAATCGCGATAAACATGATGACTCAGGAAGAACGCGATATTCTTGAGAAGCTCCGTGAGTATAAGAGTGTATTTAGTTTTACCTTACATGAGCTCAACCTGTATAATATGTCTCGTTACTTATCAGGATATAGAATTGTTGTTCCGGCTCGCATGTATAAGCATGATTCTGAGTTTCATGCTGCTACCAGTGAGGTATGCGACGCCGCATTAGAGACTTATAAGGATAAGCAGAAGCTTATTGATATGGTTAATGCATGCACGACCATTAAGAATATGCGCCGCAATTTGCCTCAGTTCAGTGAGCAGATTGATGCTGTGCTCAGTCGTATGACAGCAGACGTGCCAGCAGTTACGTTTGACACGACGTTCCTTGATAAGTATAAGAAGGTATAGTATGAATCTAGAAAATTCACTAATGGGTGATAGAGCTTTATTCAGTGATTCACTGCGCATGATTAACAATCACATTGCGGTGGAAGTTATGAACTTGTACGCTAATTTGATACGCAGCACGACTGATGCCATATTGCGGACCACGTTAACGAGTGACGCGCGTCCTATCAATTCAGATGTGATTGCTGTGTACCGTCTATCTGTCGAATTTACCGGTGCAAGCGGGTGGTATCATAAGGATGCGAAACTATCAGTCAAGTATGATTACGAAACAACCTCCATATCCTTCGAGAAGGAGATATTCAAATGATACGATTCAAGCCAATGTTAGCCGGCAAGGCAGACCTTGATAACATCAAATTCCCTGTGATGGCGTCGCCTAAATTAGATGGCGTGCGTGTGATAGTGTATGATGGCGTAGTGTACTCACGCAACTTCAAACGTATTCCTAATGACTACGTTCAGTCGTTGTTCGGCCGCAAGGAATGCAATGGATTCGACGGTGAGTTAATTGTTGGAGATGCAACGTCAGACACCGTGTTCCAGGCGACGACGTCAGGCGTGATGACAGGCGCGGGCAAACCAGCCGTGACATTACATGCGTTTGACTTCACAGGCAGCACGAGTCACTTCAAGTTCAGATACGAGGTACTCGTAGGGCTGGCTAATAAACTGAAACATGTTAAAGTCGTTCCACATGTGCTCATCAATAACCTTGAAGAGCTAACGGCATACGAAGAAGAGTGCGTAGCACAAGGCTACGAGGGGATTATGATTCGAGACCCTCAAGGCAAGTACAAGCACGGACGCAGCACAACTAAAGAGGGAGGACTCCTTAAGATTAAGCGCTTCGAGGACGACGAAGCAGTCGTGATTGGATGCGAAGAGCTGATGACTAATCTCAATGAGCAAGAGCTCGATAACCTTGGCCACAAGGTGCGTAGTTCCAAGAAAGAAGGAATGGTTCCGGCAGGCAAGCTCGGTGCATTGATTGTTAAGCATAAGACATTCGGTGAGTTCAAGATTGGTTCTGGTTTCACTGAAGACGCCCGCGTTAAGTTGTGGCGCGAGCGCGACGAGCGCGACGAGCTCAAAGGTCGACTGGCGAAATTCAAGTATCAGCCGTCAGGCGTGAAAGACAAACCTAGATTCCCAGTGTTTCTAGGTTTTCGAAACAAAATTGATAAGTAGGTATTTACAAGATGGTTGAGACGTGATATTATGCAACCATCTTAAACAACATGAGGACAAAAGATGGCAGTAGCTAAAAAGAAGGCTGAATTCAAAATTCCAAAAACATTAGCAGCGTGCGCTGACAAATTATTTGAGACACGCGAGAAACGTCTTGAGTTACAGCGCCAAGCTAAAGAGTTGGAGGAACAAGAATCTAAACTCAAACAACATCTCATTGAGAATTTACCTGAGCAAGACGCGTCAGGTGTGGCTGGCAAGTTATGCCGCATCTCGCTTGTGAACAAAGAAGTTCCTTACGCTAAGGATTGGTCTGAGATTTACAAGCACATCAAAGCAACTGGGCACTTCGATTTAATCGGTCGTCGTCTCAACCCATCAGCTGTTGCTGAGCGTTGGGAGAACGGTGAAGAAATTCCTGGTGTCGAAACTTATACAACGACAAGTGTATCAATTAACAAACTATAGTGGGTGATTATTATGGCTTCTAAAAAAGCAAAGAGCACAGCAGTAGCTAATTATGATGAACAACTTGCAGCAATGATGCAGCAAGAAGTGGAGACAGAAAAGTCTGTCAGCACTGGTGGGAAGTTCATCTCAACAAAAGGTGGTCAGTTATCCTATGATGGTAACGCGATGGCCAACAATGAAATGTATGTAGTCATTCTCGACCACATCTTTGAAAACGCATATTATGAAGGTCGCTTCGACCCTGAGAACCCTCAGCCACCAACATGCTTCGCGTTCGGTCGCAACGAAAAAGACATGATTCCGCATGTCAATGTAACTGAAGCAGACCAAGCGCAATGTGATAACTGTGCAGACTGTCCATTAAATCAATGGGGTTCTGAAGGTAAGGGTAAAGCATGCAAGAACGTTCGCCGCCTTGCATTGATTCCTGCGGGTCACGTTGACCGTAAGACTGATGAGCTTGAGCTATATGATGAGAACCACTTCTTAACGTCTGAAGTTGCGTACTTGAAACTTCCTGTGACGTCAACAAAAGGCTTCTCAACATACGTGAAACAAGTAGCTCAAGCATATAACAAACCGACCCTTGGTGTTATCACTCGCATCTTTACCACACCTGATGCTAAGACTCAGTACAAGGTAAACTTCGAAGCGATTGATGAAGTTCCACAAGAACTGCTCGGTGCGTTGATGCAACGTCACTCAGCGGTAGTAGAAGAAATCGACTTCCCGTACTCATTAGAACGTGAAGAACGCCAGGCTCCACAGCCTAAAGCTCGTGGCCGCCAAGCGCCAGGTGCTGCGAAACGCGGCAAATACTAGGAGGTTAACATGGGTGATACAGAAATTCTAAAAAGTTGGGATAATCTGAACACCTACCTTCGAGACGCTTCGGTCTCAGATTGCGAGAGACTTCTCAAGTCTGAGGCCAATGGCAAAAACCGTTTATCGTTCCTTCGCCGCGTTCACTCGCGGCTCAATAAGGTTCGTGCTGACAATGAGCGAGAAAAGCTAGAAGCAGGAGGTTGGAATGGCGAGAGTGAAGGTTCCTAAACCAGTAACAATCGACTTCGAGACGCATAAGATTATGCCTCGACCACTCTATCCACCAATGCCGGTTGGTGTATCAATAAAATATCCCGGCAAGAAGGCGAAGTACTATGCCTTCGGACATTTAGATGGGAACAATTGTACGTGGTCTGAAGCTGAGAAAGCCTTACGTGATGCGTACGACCACAGCGACGGTATCTTATTTCAGAATGGCAAGTTCGATTTGGACGTAGCAGAAACACATTTTGGTATTAAGATTCCAGAGTGGAATAAGATTCACGATACGATGTTCCTCATCTACCTACATAATCCACACGCGAAAGAGTTAGGTCTAAAACCTGCTGCTGAGGAATTATTAGGAATGCCACCTGAAGAACAGGAAGAGGTTGGTGAATGGTTACTATCAGAACAACCGATACCTGGAGTTAGAATCAATCGAGGCAAACAAGGTGACAACTACTTCGGAGCATATTATTCTTGGGCGCCTGGCGACATCGTCGGACGATACGCAGACGGCGACACAATCCGCACAGAAAAACTTTTTACATTGTTGTATAAAGAGATTCTTAACAGAGGAATGGGTGAAGCCTACGACAGAGAAAGAAAGCTCGCGCTTATCCTTCTCGAAATGGAGCGACAAGGTTTAGCAGTAAACCTCAAGCAACTACGCCATGACGTTGACATGTATACTGATTGGATGGGTAAGATTGAGTCTTGGGTTATCAAGACATTGAAAGCACCTGCAGACCTAAACCTTAACTCAGGTCAACAGTTAGTCGAAGCAATGATTGATGCTGGCAAAGTTGATGAGTCACTTATGCCGCGCGCCGCGACTGGTAAGATTGCAACGAATAAAGACGCATTGCTTGCTGGTGTGACTGATAAGAAACTGCTTGGTGTGTTAAACTACAGAGAACGATTGAAGACATGTCTTAATACGTTCATGAAACCTTGGCTTGAGACTGCTGAGTTATCTGGTGGTTTAATCTACACGATATGGAATCAGACAAGAACACCTGACTCTGTTGGCACGCGCACTGGTCGTTTGAGTTCTACACCTAACTTCCAGAATATTCCTAAGGAATTCGCACCAATCTTTGACCACGAGAAACCAGGCGCTAAGCTGCCTAAGTCTCCGTTCAAAGATATACCACCACTTCCTAAGGTGCGTTGTTATGTGGTTCCGTTTGAAGGCGACGTCTTAATCGACCGAGACTTCTCGCAGCAGGAAATCCGTATTCTCGCGCACTTCGACGGTGGTTCGATGATGCATGACTACCAGGCAGACCCTTGGCTCGACTTCCACGACGTAGCGCGTGGCAAGCTTGCAGAACAAGGATTATTCTACGAGCGCAAGCCGGTTAAGAATACCAACTTCGGTCTGATTTATGGTATGGGAGTTGGTAAACTTGCAGAGAAGAATGGGACAACAGTCGATGAGGCGAAAGACCTTAAGGCCGCAATCCTGAAACTCTATCCAGGTCTGAAGGAAATGTACTCAGACATGCGACTCCGTATGCAACAGGATTTACCAATCAGAACGTGGGGAGGCCGTGAGTATTATTGTGAGCCAGCTAAGATGGTGAATGGAAGACTCATGACATTCGACTACAAGATGGTGAACGTACTCGTACAAGGTTCCGCTGCTGACTGCACTAAGGAATCAATTATCAGATACCATGCGGCCAAGCACAAAGACGCCAAGATTATTCTGAACGTGCATGACCAGATAACCGTATCTGTTCCACCTAAAATAATGAAATCTGAAATGGAAGTACTTCGTAAAGCAATGGAATCCGTCGAGTTCGACGTGCAAATCCTAAGCGAAGGTTCAATATCAGATACTAACTGGGGAGACCTAAAAGATTATGACAAAAAAGGCAAAATCATCAAATAAAGAATTTACTCCTGGGCTATTTGAATTGCCGTTCATGAGAATTACGTATGGCTTATTCGCTAACCGTAGCAGCTTTGACAATATGCTGAAAGAGAACGACATCCCAGTATACAAGTTTGATACCGACGATATTACGTACGCGGCAACGATTCGTGGTTCCATTGATGTTGGCGACGGATTATCTCAACGATACGCGTTCATATATGCGGAAAATATGCTCAATGATGACAGTGCCAATGATGCTCAGAAGCTAAGCTACTTGGCCCACGAAGCTCATCATGTGGTCCACTATATGTTTGAATGTATGGGAGAAGATAAACCATCAGAGGAAGTATTTGCTTATACGCTTGGTAAGGTATGCAACAACTTATTCAGTGAATACTTCCTCTGGAAGGAGTTTACCAATGGCTAAAATTACAAAAGAAAAATACCCAGGTCTTATCAAGGCATGGTCATTCAGTCGCTTAAGTGACTATCAGAAATGCCCTGCCATGGCGAAGTTCAAATACCTGGATAAGATTGTCAATCCTGATGACCAGAAGTCTGAAGCGTTGCAGCGTGGTGCTCGCATCCACGAACTCGCTGAAGGTTATCTGAAAGGAACAATCGCGCGACTACCAAAAGAGCTTAAGTCGTTCGAAGACGAGTTCAAGAAGTTGCGCAAGCAGTACAAGAAGAAAGTGTCTGGTATGACAGTCGAAGACCAGTGGGCGTTCACGCAAGACTGGCAAGAGACAGACTGGTTTGACATGGCTAACTGTTGGCTACGCATTACGCTAGACTGTGCTCACCATGAAGACGATGAGACTCTTATCGTGACAGACTGGAAGACAGGTAAGTTTCGCGAGTCAATGAATGAACAATACGTACAGCAGCTTGAGTTATACGCTCTCGCGTCGTTCTTGTTGTATGACCACATTCAAGTTGTTAAGCCACGTCTTGTTTACATCGACCAGAAATTCGTCTACCCTGAACCTGATAGTGGTGAGTTGGTGTTCACGCGTGACCAGGTTCCTGCCCTCACTAAGAAGTGGGAGAAGGCAGTTAAGCCAATGCTGTCTGATAAAGTATTCCGTCCGCGTCCAGGTGACCACTGTCGCTGGTGCTTCTATAAGAAATCAAATGCCGCTAAAGGAGGTGGCCAATGCAAATTCTAAACAACGTATTCAATGAAAGAACAATCAACATTATGATGGACATCGAGACAACTGGCATTAGACCAGGTTGCCGTATCTTATCAATTGGTTTAGCCGTGTTCTATGTTGTCAATGGCGAATGTACAATTGGCAATACAACAACAATCTACCCAAGCTTGACAGAACAAGTTGGCATTGATGACCCAGGCACACTACAATGGTGGTCAACACAATCACCTGAAGCTCGTAACGTTTTCGCGGATAACCACATCAATGGTGTGACAGTCGGCAAAGCATTTGAATTATTCAAGGAGTACATCCAGAATGTGGTTGACTGGCATAAGTCTTTGAACGATGGCGCTGAAAAAGTTAACGTGTGTATTTGGGGGAACGGCGCGACATTCGACAACTCAATCGTGCAGCGCATGTTCGAAGCGAAAGGTTATCCTGTTCCTTGGAATACATTCGGAGACCGTTGCTACCGCACGGCGTTCAACATGCTTGGTCGTCCATCACTCCCACGTGAAGGAGTGCATCATAATGCTCTTGATGACGCGATATATCAAGCTCAGTGTTTAGTTCACGCTATCAAAAATGCGAGCGAGTAAAGAATCGACTATCGAGCGTAACGCATGCAAGCGTGCACTCATGGAATTAGGCATTCGCTCGTCTAAATTCGTAACACCAGGGGATGCCGGTTATCCAGACCGCATCTTCTGGATTCCTGGTGGGAAACCACTGTTCATTGAATTCAAAGCACCTGGCGCTAAGCCACGTCCTCTTCAAGTGTTCGTGCATGATATGCTCCGAGCGCTAGGCTACCAGGTGGAGGTATGTGATGATGAAGAAGATACAATTAAAATCGTCAAAGCCGCAGCGTTGGAAGCCGCACGATTATCAGAAAAAAGCCGTAAAGTTTCTAAGAAGTAGACAGGCAGGTGGGTTGTTCTTGGAACCTGGTTTAGGTAAGACGTCGATTACACTCGAAGTTATTTCTCAGTATTTGAAAGAAGGACTTGCCAGCAAGGTTCTTATCATAGCTCCTTTGCGTGTATGCTATAACGTATGGCCGAACGAGATTAAGGACTGGGCGAACTTCAACCACCTACGCTGCTGCATCTTGCACGGCAAGGATAAAGATAAGCTGCTCGAGTCTGACGACTATGACATCTACCTTATCAATCCTGAAGGTTTGAAGTGGTTGTTCGCGGCAGAAAAAGAAACTAAGAACTCGTTCGGTGGTAAGCGGAAACCTAAGATTGTTGTTGACCAACGCCGTTGGAAGAGTTTTGGTTTCGATATGCTGGTCGTCGATGAGTTATCGAAATTCAAATCGTCTTCATCAGACCGATTCAAGATGATTAAGCCACTAATCCCTACGTTTAAGTTCCGTTATGGGTTGACAGGTTCTCCTGCCGCAAATGGTCTTATCAACTTGTTTGGTCAAATGTATATCATCGACAACGGTCTCACATTCGGTCAATACATTACAAACTTCCGCAACGCGTACTTTGAATCTGACTATCTTGGTTTCACCTACACAATCCGGCCTGGCGCCGAGCAGGAAATCTACGATGCAATCAAGCCTTTCGTACTCAGTATGAAGGCGACAGATTATCTCGACATGCCTGCATACATTGAATCCAATATCTACGTTGAGCTAGATGCCAAGGCGAAGAAAGTGTACACCGCACTCGAGAATGACCTCATCACTAAGCTCAATGATAATGTCGTGACGGCAGCTACAGCAGGCGCCGCGTCAATCAAATGCAGACAGGTAGCAAACGGTGCTGTGTACGTCGACCAAGAGATTGAAGCATTAGTTAAGACTGCTGATAAGGAATGGGTGACAGTGCATGATGAGAAGATTGAAGCGTTACAAGACCTCATTGAGGAATTGCAAGGCCAACCATTGCTCGTCGCGTATGAGTTCGCGCATGACCTTGAGCGATTGAAGAAAGCACTTGGTAAAGATGTTCCGCACATCGGCACTGGTGTTTCGATGAAGGAAACTCAGCGCATAGTTGATGACTTTAATAGAGGCAAAATTCCCGTGCTGCTAGGCCACCCTGCCTCCATGGGCCATGGGCTTAACATGCAAGACGCGTGTAACCACGTGTGCTGGTTTAGCATTACATGGGACTATGAATTGTACGACCAGTTCGTGCGTCGCGTATACCGTCAAGGTAACAACAACGATAAAGTGTTCATCTACCGCATCGTTGCGAAGGACACGATTGACAATGCAATTGTAGGTATGTTGTCCAACAAGACAGCAACTCAGAACGCTCTCTTCAAAGCATTAGAGGTGATTAAAAAATCTAAGAAAAAATCATAAATACCTATTTACAAGTCAGAATATCTGGGTATAATCGCCCCATATATTCAAACAGAACAGGTGACAACATGAAAATCTCTACCTATTATGACCGTCAACGCAGAACTTGTATCGTCGTCGCGTCTGACAAGTCAAACGTAAGTCTCGTGAAGTTAGACACATCCGCGGGACTACGCATTTCACTCATGCCAGTGGACTTATTTGAGGACACATACTCAGAAGTGGCTGGTTATCCTATCCATAAAGCAATTGAACAGTACGTAGAGTTCGCACGTTATTGCGGAGCTATGCAGGACGTGATGAATGCATTCAATGGCATCCTAGATTCTGAGGAGAAGAAAGGCGTTGATGTTAAACTCACTCGTCTGAAACTCCAACAAGTTAAATTGCTCGATGGCAAAGCAGCTAAGCCTGCTGATGACACTCCACCATGGGACGATGAACCAAGTGTGGATAATCCTAAACAAACTAAGAAAGGTAAAACTGCAATGGCAAGACAACCTAAAGCCTCGGTCAAAGTACCAAGCAACTCGGCGACCTCAAACACTGGTTCGATTAAGCAGCCACGCCGCACAGCGGCATCTGCGTTTAAAGATTTAATTCTAACTGGTCAGTATAGCGACGATGAAATCTTCGCGACTGTGCAGAAGGAATTCGGACTCGACGACAGCAAGCGCAGTTATGTTGCGTACTATCGCCGTGAATTAAAAAACAAAGGCCTATTATAGGAGAACTAAGATGGCAGTAAAATCTCGTGAAGTCAGCCGCGATGAGCGCGATTACGACACAACACAACTACACATGGCAGGTCACGGCCGTACATTACATCGCGACTACTCAGCACACTTCTTCCGCTGGTCATTCGCGCGTCGATTCATCACACGCGAAGACGACGTGTTGGAAGTAGGATGCGGTGAAGAAAAACCGTTATCAAAAATCTTAACTGGTGG